CCCACATCGACGGCTACGCCGCCAGCGCCGCCAGCTACCTGGCGCTCGCCGCTGATGAGGTGCAGATTGCCGAGGGCGGGTTCTACATGATCCATAAGGCGTGGACAGTGGCCTTCGGCAACGCCGACGACCTCATGGACATGGCCGCGCTGCTGGAAAAGGTCGACGGCTCACTGATTGCGACCTACGCGCGGGAAACCGGCCAGACGCCCGAGCAGATTGGCGAATGGATGTCCGCCGAGACCTGGTTCAACGCGGAAGAAGCCGTCGAGCATGGCTTTGCCGACAGCATTGCCGAAGCCGCGCCGAAGGCGAGTGCCGCATGGAACCTCGCCGCCTACGCCCATGCGCCGAAACAGGAAGACGTGCCGCCCGTTTCTGCCGGGCTGCAATTCACGAACACCGACCATCTGATGCGTCAGTTGAAGCTGGTCGCCACTACTTGAGCGTTCCCGCTCAAGCCTCAAGCCGCCTTCGGGCGGCTTTTTTTCGCTCTCGATAGGAGATCAAGCAATGACGAGCATCCAAGCCATGCGGGAACGCCGCAGCACCCGCGCCAAAGAACTGCACAAGCTGCTGAATGACAACCCCGGCGACAAGTGGAATAACGATTTCCAGGCCAAGTACGACGAAGGAATGGCCGAAATCGCCGATCTGGAAAACCAGATCAACCGCCATCAGGCGCTGCTGGACGAGATGGCCAAAGACGCCATGCAGCAAGGCGCTGCCGTAGCCGCCGAAAAGGCCGCTGTCGACAAGAAGTCGCCTTCTGCGATGCTCTTTGCCAAGTGGCTGCGCGGCGGCGACAACGCCCTGTCGGCTGAAGAATGGGCCGGCATCCGCGCCACCATGAGCACCACCACCCCGTCCGAAGGCGGCTACTCGGTGCAATCCGATGTCGCCAAGACGCTGATCGAGTCACTGAAAGCGTTCGGCGGCATGCGCGAAGCCTCCACCGTCATTCAGACGGAAATGGGCAACCCGCTGTCGTTCCCGACAACGGACGGCACCTCGGAGACCGGCGAGCTGATCGCGGAGAACACCACCGCGACGGGGGCTGATCCGACCTTCGGCACCGTGTCCGTGAATGCGTACAAGTTCTCGTCCAAGATCGTTGCCGTGCCGTTCGAGTTGATTCAGGACTCGCAGGTCGACATCGAGGCTTTCATCCGGGCGCGTCTTGTCGAGCGCCTTGGCCGCGCCACCAACACCTACTTCACCACCGGCACGGGTACCGCCCAGCCGCGCGGCGTGGTAACGGGCGCGTCCTCGGGCAAGGTCGGCACCACCGGCCAGACGGCCACAGTCATCTTTGAAGACCTGATCGACCTGATCCATTCGGTCGACCCGGCCTACCGTGGCTCCGGCCGCTGCCGTTTCATGATGAATGATGCCTCGCTGAAGGTCATCCGCAAGCTGAAGGACAGCCAGAACCGGCCTGTCTTCCTGCCCGGATACGACGGCCTCGGCGGCGCCATGCCCGACAGCCTGCTCGGCTACGGCATCACCATCAACCAGGACGTTGCCACGATGAGCGCGAACGCCAAGTCGATCCTGTTTGGCGACTTCTCCAAGTACATCATCCGCGACGTGATGTCCGCCACGCTCTTCCGCTTCAGCGATTCCGCTTACGCTAAGCTCGGCCAGATCGGTTTCCTGATGTGGATGCGCAGCGGCGGCAACCTGGTCAATACGGCGGCAGTCAAGTATTACGCCAACAGCGCGACCTGATCCAGCCAGAAGCAAAAACACCGCCCGGTCAGAAGCCGGGCGGTATTTTTAGGAGATCGAAATGGCAAGACAGAAAAGCGAAGCCGGCAAGGAAGCCGTCGAAGTGCGCATCCTGTGCGACCACTGGCGCGAAGGCGTGCTGCTGCAATGCAATACCGTATTTGAATGCGATGCCCAAACGGCAAAGGAACTTGTCCGTGATGGCCTCGCCGATGACAACGCGGATGCCGTGAAAGCGGCGCGCGCCTGAGATGGGCCTGTCGCTCGCCACCGCGCCGGCAACGGAGCCGGTAACGCTATCGGAAGCGAAACTGCACTTGCGCGTTGACGTAAGCGATGATGACACGCTGATTACCGCGCTCATCATTGCCGCGCGCCGCATGGCGGAGCAGCACACCGGGCGGGCGCTCGTCACGCAGGAGTGGGTCTATACCCTGGACGCCTTCCCCGTCGCCGAAATCATCCTTCCGCTGCCGCAACTGGTGAGCGTGGACGTCGTCAATTACATCGATGAAAACGGCGCGGATCAAGTGCTTGCCGGCACCGAATACGACGTTTTCAAGAGCGGCATTCTCGGCATGATTGCCCCGGCCTATGACAAGACCTGGCCGGCGACGCGGGACAACGCGGAAGCCGTCGCTATCGAATTCACCTGTGGTTTCGGCAATGCCGCCGCCGTGCCGCAGGAAATCAAGCAATGGATGCTGCTGCAAATCGGGCACTGGTATTCATGCCGTGAAGCGGTTGCGCAGGGTAATTTCGCCAAGCTGGAATTTGTCGACTCGCTCATCGAGCCGTACCGCGTGAACCTGATCTGACATGCAAGCCGGACGCCTCAACCAGCGCATCACCATCCAGCAGCTCGCCGCCGGGCAGGACGCCATCGGCCAGCCGGTGCAGACATGGAGCGCGGTGGCGACGCTGTGGGCGAACATCCGCTACAACACCGGGGCGGAATCCATCAAGGGCGATGCCGACGTGTCTGTTGCCAAGGCCAGCATCCGCATCCGTCGCAGAACGGATGTCACGGCGGGCATGCGCGTACTGCACGGTTCTACCGCCTTCGACATCAAGGCGGTGCTGCCGGACGAAACCCGCAAGACGCACGTTGACCTTGTGTGCGAGGTGGTGAAGTGAGCCGAGGGAAAAACACCATAGGCCTACGCGCGCCGGAAAAGTCGATAGCCGATTTCCGCCGCATGCTCGACGCCCTCGCCACCGATGTAGAAGCGGCCGTTCGGCCGGCGGCGCAGGCCGGTGCCCAGGTGCTCTATGACGCCGTGAAACTGAATGTTTCGCGCATCGGCGTCGTCTCCGGCAATCTGTCCAGGAGCATCTATCAGGTCTATTCCAAGGACAAGAGCGGGAAGGGATTTGCCACCTATCACGTCAGTTGGAATCACATCAAGGCGCCGCATGGGCATCTTGTCGAGTACGGGCATGTGCAGCGTTATCAGACGTACAAGGGCAAGGATGGAAAGTGGCGCACGAACAAGAAAAAGCCGCTCGCCCAGCCGCGCCATGTCGCCGCCCGTCCGTTTGTCCGTCCGGCGATGGCCAAGTTTCCCGATGCTGTTGCCGCGATGGAAACCGAACTGATGCGCTACCTGAATGAAGGGCCGATTAAGGCGCGGGGGTATGTATGACGGTCGAAGCGGACATCTTCGACGCCCTGAAGGCGCTGGTGGGAAACCGCGTCTTTCCCGACGTGGCGCCGTGGGGGACCGCGCGCCCCTATATCACCTACCAGCAGGTCGGCGGGCGCGTCATCAGGCCGATTGACCGCGCCGTACCGGACAAGCAGAACGGACTATTTCAAGTGAATTGCTGGGCCGACACGCGCATGGCCGCCGCCGCGCTTGCCCTGCAAGTTGAATCTGCCCTCACCACATCGACGGCCTTCGCCTGCAAGCCGGAAGGTGCGCCGATAGCGAACCACGAACCCGACCTGGACAGGTACGGGACGATGCAGGACTTTTCAATCTGGTCTAGCCGCTAGGCCGGGCTGAGAGCAAGCAACCGCCTTCGGGCGGTTTTTTTTCGCCCGCCGCAAGCGGGTTTTTTTCTTTAGGAGACCCGCAATGAGCTACTTCTTCCCCGAAGGCTCCAAGTTTTACTTTTCCACCACGTTTGCCAGCGCCAAGACCATCACGGCGCTGACGAATGCCGATCCGGCCGTCGCCACCTCTGTTGCCCACGGCTATTCCGACCTGGACGAAATCCTGTTGTCGTCCGGCTGGGAAGACGCCACCGATACCGTGTTTCAGGTCGATCAACTGACCGCCGACACGTTCGAGATCGAAGGGCTGAATTCCGTCGATACCAACTTTTACGCCGCGGGCACCGGCACCGGCACGGCGCAGAAGATCAGCGGGTGGACGGAGATACCGCAGGTATTGACCATCGCCACGCAGGGCGGCGATGCGCGCTTCACCACGATCTCCCCGATTGCCCGGCGCAACAGCATCAACGTCCCGACCGGCTTCAACCCGACCAGCATCTCGCTGACGCTCGGCCATGACCCGGCCAACGCCAACTACAAAACCATGTTGGGCATCAGCCGCGCTTTGACCAAGGTGGCTTTCAAGATGGTTCTGTCCGGCGGCTCTGTCACCTACGGCTATGGCTACATGAGCGTGTCCGAAGCGCCGAGCCTGAACGTCAACCAGGCCAACACGGTTTCGGCGGCGATCTCGCTGCTCGGCCGCGC